TGCCGCCACCGGGGGAGGTGTTGGCGCCGTTCGCACCCGTGGGAAGCTGGGTCACTGCGTCACGCAAACCTAAGCGCACGTTTGGCGGGCGGGTATCGAGGCGGTCTCGGCCTTGCAGCATGAGTTGCAAATTCATCTGCTTGGTCTGCACCGTCAACAATCGACCGATCTTGACCGACAACAGCGGGTCAGTGTCAGAGCCTGCAATGGCATCGTTGGGCGTGTAGCTGGCCCAAGTGATGGCATCAATGATCGCGTTTACTGGCGCTGCACTGCGCCATGCGTCTTGACCCGAAGGGCCGTTCAGGTGCGCGGTCAGGCCGTTGGCATCGGCTGCTTGCAAGAAAGGCTGGCACGAAGGATCAGCAAAGACCAACGGGCGCAGGGTGGCGATTTCTTGGGGGGTCATGCTGTGTCCTTAGATGGCGAAGATGCCCGAGGCGTTCCACGTAACCGTGATGTCGCCACCGTTGGGGGTAACGGGCAGGTTGGTCACTCCCGTGTCCAAGAAGGCCACCAAACGCGAGGTGCCAGCGGTGCCGGTGTCGATGTAGATCACGATGGCTTCAGCCGTCGCGCCGGTCACTGCCGTGTAGATAACGTCGCCGCCGTCGAACACGCCGTTCGTGTAGCTCTTGGTCGCGCCGATGGTTTGCGCGGTGCCCACAACGCCAGTTAGCGAGGTCAGGAACTCATGCGCGGCGTTGTAGGTGTACGTGCCCGTATCAACCAACGCAGCACGCACGGTGCCGGTGAGCGACGTGTTAGCGCTGCCGTTGATGATGGCTTCTTTGTACTTGGGGTAAATGGCGTTAGGCATTTCAGAAAAGTCCTTGCGGCTGAATGTCGAGAGAAAGGGACTTCACACGCCACTTAGCGCCCGAAGTGCTTGTGATGCGCAGACCCAAGAAGCGGCCTGAGGCGAAGGTGTCGGCCTTGTAGGAACTGCCAACCGTGTAGGTGACCGGAGGGCTCCACACGGGGAGGGTTTCAGCGTCCATCGCACCGCCAACGCTGATCTGAAGAACGGTTCCGGCTGGTGCGTCCACACGCGGAATCACGGAGCGAATGACCTTCACCTGTTCGGGTGTGTCAAAGGCCAGGCCAGCGCGCTCTAAGGTCGCCTGAACGCCTGTGCCGTTGAAGGTCGTGCCCGCATCGGCCATGAACAGCGCAGGGGCCGTGCTGGCGAACACCAAGCGAGGGTCTGCGGGGGTGAATTCGTCTTGATTCCACAGGCTGGAGTCTTCCGACCAAATGCCGGTATCGCTGTTCCAAGAGTTGGCGGCGGAGTAGTCCACCAGACCCGCACAAGCGTGCGTGACGTTGGGCAGATCACGAAGGCCGAAGGTGTTTGACTCCCAATTCCAGATCAGAGCCTTGGTGCAATTGGTCTGCCCCACTTCGGGGTAGCAGATCCACACTTCAGCCCGCGAAGGGTTGGCCGTTACGAAGCACTTCGCATAGTTGGCCGAGTCAATTTGCGAGCTGAACAGCCAGCGTTTAGCGCGGTCGTTCAGGATGGATTGCGGCTCGTTAACGCCATCCACCAGAACCACATCACCACTTGCCAGCACGCAATGACCTTTAGGGGTCACAGCACCGCAGCCACGGGCCAACATGCCGTAATTGCCGGGAACGCGCCGGAACTCAAAAACCTGAGTCCCACCGATGAAGCGCATGGCATAGACGCTGCGCTCCTTGTAGATCAGGTTCGCATCGCCCAATACCAGTTGGTCAACGATCAAATCAGGCGTTTCGGCAATGTCCTGTTCACCCGCTAGCTTTGTGGGGTCGGACTCGTTCCACGATGAAGGCACAGCGCCGGGGTCTGCGGCGTCGCTCCACTTCACCATGTGAGGCAAGAAAACACCGCCCTTGGTGATGCCCACTGCGACAGCAAAGTTCTTGAACGCCGCAATGCTCTTGCAGCGCCAATTGCTGTTCCAGTCAGGCAGAGCGGCCAAGGTGCCGGTTCCAGCCCAATAGGTAGGAATGTCCACGCCGTTATTGAGCAGCAGAACACCACCTAGAACCGCGTCCGTCCAGAAGTCAGTTGCCGTGCCGGTCGGTGCGGTGCCGGTGATGTTGGTGGTCGTCAGCCCATCGTCTGCGTACACAGCAGACAGGCCACAGGACACGATGTAGCGCTTGGCGTTGGTCTGATACGCCGCCAGGTGATACGGCACAACCACGGGCGTGTTGAAGATGGGCGCATGGCCCTCCACACGCTCTGCACAGCCATTGCGGAACCGCATGTTGTCAACAAGGCTCCAGGCGTTGGCTGGAAGCTCTTGCGTCGGCGCATCAGGGACAAAGCCGTATTGCCCAGCAGCAGGGATGATGACTTGCGGCATCAGGCCAGCGTCAGGTTCGCAACGCGGGTCACACCATCAGTGCCGCGAACCGAAACGCGCAGGTTTGTGTTGCTGGTCAAGGCAAACACCATCTGCTGATTTGCGGTCAGCGTCGGCGCGGAGGTGTTCACGTTGTTGATGACGTTTCCGCTGCCATCAACCCGCACGCGCTCTTGCGAGCCCGTGACAAGCTGAAAGGCGTTGCCGACTGAGCCGAAATATAGAGTTCCAGACGTGGTGCCTGCGTCTTCTATAAAGATGCCGTTTGACGCGCCGCTGCTCCTGAAGCGCGCCGAAACGATGCCAGAAGCAAGCACATCGAACCGAAAAACCGGCGCAGCTCCGATGCCCACATTTCCGCTGGCATTGATGCGCATGGTCTCGTTACCAGCGTTGAAAAACGTGGTGACGTTCGACACGCTGAAGATGCCGAGCGAGTTGCCCGATGCGGCCCCCAGAGAAAAGCCCACCTCAGGCTGACCCGTGGTCGCGTTGAAGGTCAGGAACCCGCCCAAGCGCGATGCAGTAGCAGGCAAGCGGTTTAGCGTCTCGCCGTTCGGGGCTGACAGCGTGGCGCTCAAGCGCGGCTGAACGTCTTCCGTTGCCCCCACCATCCGATTGAGTTCGGTTTGGCTGGCGTTCATCGCGCCGCCCACGTTGGGGAACGAGTTCTTCAGCGTGCTCTTGATGAGCCGCATCACATCGTCACCCTCGGACTTCACATCATTGGTAGTCGGGCGGGTCTGGTCGAGCTGGTTAACCCAAGTTGCGGATTCAAGTGGCATGGCTTACCTCGTAACCATTCGCGCACCTGTGGGGAAGCGCGACTTCTGGTCGGATGACTTGAGCGAATCCCGCTCGTTTTGATACTTCGCTTCCCAAGTCACTGCACGTTGGTCGTTCACCAAGTAGGGCTCGCACTCGGAGAGGGATGCGTACAGGTAAACGCCGGGGTGGTTGGTCATCAGCCAATTGGTTGTGTTGGCTGCGTCCAAGCTGAAGCGGGCGTAATAGGTGAGGTTCACCGTGTAGGCAGCGTCAGGCGTGGGCCACAAAACGAGGGTGTTGCCTCGCACGCTGTACTGCACCGGGCGGCCTGTTTCGGTGCCCCATGCCTGTTCCCCTGCGCCTTCGGTGACGGGCTCTAGTTCCTTGCCGGCAATGTCCAAGGTGATTGACTCAAGGAATGCGGCAGGCAGGGCCACGGTCTGAGCATTGGCGACGGTTGCCACAGTGCCGGCAGTGATCTGTGCCGACAGCCTGAGGTCGCGATTGATGCGGGCATTAGCGAGCGTCACAAGGTCAGGCGTGATGCCTGCCAAGTCGCTGCGCTTCGTCCAGCCTGCAACCGCTGACAGCAGGTCGGCGTAAGTCGCCAGTGCCATCAGTTGTCCTCAAGCGGGCTGATGTTGACCTTGACGATTGCGCCGTCGTCGATCAGGGCGTAGTGGGTGCAGCCGCCTACTTCCAAGATGATCGGAGATGCCGAAGTGACCATGCAAGCCGCAGTGGTGGCGGTTTGTGCGCCAACGGTCAAACGCACGTAGCAAGTGCCCGTGGACAGCACGCGAACGAAGCGGGGGCGGGTGCCTACGCTGTCAACAGGAATGGTGCCGTTGGCGCTGGTGCTGGCGACGGTCGTGACAGTCACGCCGTTGGCCTGAATGTTCATGCTCTTTTTCATTACATGGTTCCCGGTGCGATGCGGAAGTAAGCAAGGTCGGGGTCGTTGACCATGCGTCGGGCGTGCTCCGGGTTCTTCATGAACTCTTGGAGCGTGATGCTGTGTTGCTGTAGGTAGTGCTCTACCAAAATGGCAGGAAATGAAGCGCGCAGCTTGAAATCCTTGTCAGGCCCGTGGAAGCCTTCATTGGCTCGGGCTTGGCAGTAGTCGATGTGGTCAGCGAGGCCCGTTTGCTTGCGTTGGATCACAAGCCCTTCGCTGTTCTCAGCCCATGTCTCTTGAATCTGGCCCTTGTCCATGTGGACTCCCAAAGAAAAAGCCCCCGGAGGTTTCCCCCCGAGGGCTTGAGTGCCTAGTTGCCTAGGGCTTACTGAATGTCGCGGGCGCAGGCCAAGCCGCGTTCCTCGCGGACTTCAAGGGCGTACTCGGACTCAATAATAAAATTCCGGGCCGAGCCGATGCGCGCCATTTCGTCGGTCTGCATGTCGCGCAGCACAGCCAGCGCCACCAAGTCGGGATCGACCAAGTAGGCTTCGCGGGTGCGACCCATACAGCGGTTAGGAACAATCGAAAACGACCCGAAGTCGCTTTCGTAGATGTCGTAAGCGCTGGTCAGCTTCTTGGCCTCGGTCTTCACGAAGCGGGTGCCGTTGCCGACAAAACCAACGCTCATGACTTGCTTGATGGCAGGCGCCACCAGCAGCATTTGCGGGTTGCCGCCGTTGGTGTACGCACCCAAAACCACCGTGCGCAAGATGGCTTCGGTAAAGCCGCGCAGCGTGCCATCGGTCGGGCCGGTGTTCGGGAAGGCGGGAGCCACACCCGAAGCGCCCAAGCTGTTGTTGGTCACGCAGAAACCACGCAGGCCCTTCGTCTGACGGGTTGCGCCAGTCGTGAAGGTCGGGTTCTCAATGCAGGCCACTTCCATGTCCTTCTTGAGTTCCTTGCCCTGCTTCACCGTGTTGTAGCGAATGTCAGACGGGCGGCCTGCGGTGCGCACAGCTTCTTGGGTGTCCGAGATGCTGAACGACTTGCGGCTGATCTGCGTTTGGTTCGCCAGGCGTTGGGTGGGCGTAATGGCCGTGTAAGCGGCGTCAGCACCTTCAGCAATGGCGTTGTTGGCAGGGGCGGCCAACACGTCGCGCTGCCATTCGTGCGTCACGGCGGTGGCCGAAACACGCTCGATAGCGCTCAACAGGGGCGTGTCAGTCGGAGCGGTGTTCCAGATGACATCGGTCAGGTCTTCGCGGTTACCAATGGCCGCGTTGGTCAAAAAAGCGTTTGCCGGCATGGCAGTTCCTTTCGGTTATTTGCGAGCGGTTGCCTTCAGATAGGCTTCCGCGTCTTTGAGGGTTCGCGCCGACTTCAGGAATCGGCGCTTTGCTTCCGTTGCACGCAGGTCTTTCGACTCGTTCGATGCACCGGGTTTGAGGGTCTTGGTCGGCACGTTGGCGAGCTTCTGGCGAACG